ATTTCTGTCCGTATGTGGCAGTGGTCGAACTTCCAGACCGGTGAACATGACGTCCGTTTCGATGTAGCCCTGACGGCTAACATTCGTGACCGTCGTCGGATCATCCGCGTCAACGGCAACTAAGACTTTCTGGCGAAAGCCGGTTAGTAAATATGGCCCAGTCCTCTGTCTCTCAATATGACATGACTGGGCCTTCTCTTTTAGAAAGTATGACATGGGTCACGTAACTCTTCGGTACACTCCTGTTCCTGTAGGCGTGAATGCCACGGTCACGAGTACAACCGCCAACGCCATCGGAGGCTTCCTAGCCATCACTGACGGCACCATCACTCTCTCAAATAATAACGTCGTACAGGCGGTATCGGAACCTCTCGTTATCTTCACGAACTTTGAAGTAGTGGCAGGCACTTGGTACACCATGCCGTTCATTACCCAAGGTGGCTACACCCTTGTAGCTTCAGGTGGAGCATCTGGCGTTCTCGCAGTAGGTTAAGGATTATCATGGGCACTCCAGTAACGACTATCATCAATGATGCCTACCGTGAGAGTAACCTTACGGGACTGGGTGGTACGCCTACGACTGCTGAGCAGAACGAAGCCCTCGTACTTCTTAACAGGTTCATCGATTCCCTTTGGGGAGCGGAGATGGGTGAGAACCTAATCAACATCCCCTTCGGTTTGAATAACGTTGAGACAGTAGGTATCATCCCTCTGTACTACAACGACATCATGAATACCTTTGTTCCTATCAACACTCGCCTTCTCTGTAACCTACAAGGTGCCGAGACGGTCAATATGCCTCCTCAGCCTAATGATGGCACTCGTATGGCGTTTGTAGATGTCTCTGGTAATTTCCAAACTTATCCTCTTACAGTGATGGGTAACGGACGAAACATCCAAGGCAATCCTTCAATTACTTTCTCTACTAACAACTACAACCAAGTCTTCTTCTATCGTGCCGACCTCGCCAACTGGGAACAGGTCAACGATCTTGGGCTGACTGACGGCTCTCCTTTTCCAGAAGAGTTCGACGAGTTTCTTATCATCGGATTGGCAGATCGTATCAACGTCCGTAACGGCGTCACGATGGCAGGAGAATCCGTACAGAGATTCAAAAGGCTGAAAGGTCAATTCTATTCCCGGTATGCCCAGATCACTCAGGTGCCTGTCGAGATCGGTCTACAACGTCTGCCTTCTAACAAGGCTTATAGAAACTTCGACGCCTACACATGGGGCAGTTTTCAGAGAGGTATTCCCTGGTGGTAGACATTCCTTTTGTAACCGGTGACTATTATAGGACCGTGGCAGATTCGCCAAGTGCCTACGTACGCAACAGGTTCATGGAAGAAAACCCTGCCCTCAATGACAACAAGACTTCTTTCATCGCCCGTCCTGGTCTTCAGAAATTTGTAGAGATTGGGACGGGGCCTATCCGCAGGGTATACGCCTGTGAAGGTACGTTCAACTCTGATATGTTTGTCGTCTCTGGTCTATTCCTTTGGCGGTTGAAGACTGACGGGACATTTCATTCCATCGGTCAGATCAGTCAAACGATTACCGACGCCGTCTCTATGGCAGCTACGGCTCCTCTCGGAAGCACTCCTGATTTCTTGTACATCGCCGACGGCGGTCTTCTCTGGTTTTACACCGACAACGCCCAGGCTACTGCTGATCTTAACGCCACCGGTTTGATTGCTACCGGCTACACCGTACAGATCGATACCACTCACTATCAATGGACTAGTGGCTCAGTTGATGCAGGAACTCCTGACGGTACGAGTGCTAACCCTTGGTTGGTTCAACTCGGTCTGACAAGTGCGGAAAGTCTTACAGAACTCTTTTATGCCATCAATGCGTCTGGAACTGCTGGTACGGATTACTCCACCGCCCTCCAGGCGAACCCGACATGCACTGCATACAACTCAGATACAACTGATCTTTTCGTACAGTATAACACCTTTGGTACGACTGGTGACGCCATCGTAACGGCAGTCATAACCGGAGCTAACATCTCTTGGCTTAATGGAGCCACTATGACAGGAGGTGGCTCTGAAGAGCTGAGACAGATTCAAGTCCCTGACGACAACGGCAGCATCTCAGTCGCCTACATCAATGGCTACATTATTACCGTTCCTGTACAAACTGCCGACATCATGGGAAGGTTCTACTGGATCAATCCCGGCGAGAACACAATCGATCCTCTCGACTACGCCACTGCAGAACGTGCCCCTGACGGCGTCACTCAGTGTCTAGTCTTTGGAGATATGTTCTGGCTTATGGGTCAGTCAACTACCGAACCTTGGATTACCACAGGTGTCTTCGCCACTCCGATGCAACGCTATCAAGGTATCTTGTATGACCGAGGTTGTTGGCCTGATACTGCCGTACAAGTCAAAGACTCTCTTATTCTTGTAGACGAGGACGGAGCAGTCTTCCAGATCAAGTCCGGTCAGAATCGCATCTCAACACCTGCCATCGAAGAACGAATTCGGTTGGCTCTACAACGTCAGGGCTTCGTACCTACTCTTTAAGGACTAAGTATGTCAATTCAATGGGCGGATAATTTTGGTAGCTACGGAACAGGAAGTCCTTCTGCTACCCTCATGGCCAACGGTCTACCGTATACACAACTAGACGGAGGAGGTGTCGTAGCAGACCCTCTCGTATCAGGTGGAGTATGTTGGAATATTTCTTCTGGCGACGGCTTGGGGTACCAACGTTCAATCGTTCCTACTCCTGTCAACGCCCTAGGCATAGCTCTTCGATGGAACTCTTCTGGAGGAGGTCAAAGGACTCCCTTCGGGTGGACAGACAACTCAGGGCACGGTCTCTATTCTCTTAACGTAGAGATAAACGGAGCCATCTCGATCTATCAGAACGGTTACGACTTCGGCCAGAATCTAGGTACGAGAGTAGCTACTACTACTATTCCTGTCATCACCTACAACTCTTGGTGGCATATCGAGGCGATGCTAGACTACGCCTTGGGTAATATCACAGTCTTTGTTGAAGGAGTTCAGGTCCTTACGTATTCGTTTACGGCAGCACCTAGTACCTTGATCTATAACATGGTCTATAGTGTTACTAGCTACGGTAGCGCCTATGGAGGTTCTGCCTACATCAAAGACTTTGTCATGTACGACAAGAGTGGAACAGTTAACAACACCGTAGGCTCTATCGGTCCTTGTACTGTCTACAGGTTGGCTCTAGATAGCGACGTCTCTAACGGTTGGAGTATCACTGGTGGTACGACAGTTAATGGGACTATCGGCGGAGAACCTCCTGCGGATTCTACGAGCTACATCACGGCAGGTGTTTCACCCATTCCTGCTCCCGCTGTTTGTGGCATAAGTCATCTCCCTTCCAACATCGTTGGTGTCAGAGGTATTGTTTCCTTACAGAGAGTGGCTAAGTCTGACGGAGGTGATGCAGAGTATCAGGTCGACATCGTGTCGGGTTCTAGTACCCATACAGGTACGGCTCACACTCTTTCTACTTCTTTCAACTACCAGTATGACGTCGTCGAGCTTGATCCTGCCACAGGGGACCTTTGGTCTCCAATTGCAGTCAACAACCTTAATATCGAAATCAACAGGACAGTGTAATGGCAGCAGCAGTAACGATTGACGCCTCACAGGAACAAATCCTTGCTGTTGCGGCCTTTCCTTCACAACATCTAGAGGCAAGTCAACTTCAACTTGAGTCTGTTGTTCAACCCCAACCTCTAATCCTTTCGTCTCAATTGGGTGTCTATGTCGTAGCTCGGGGCAGCAATACCGATCCTTCTGTAAGGGCTTGGACGTTCACTCTCGACGGACATAACTACTACGTCCTCCGCCTTGGTACTCAGGAGACTCTTGTGTATGATGAGCACAGTCAACAGTGGTATACCTGGTCAAGTGGAGACCTCGACATCTGGAATGCCTACAACGGACAGAACTGGCATGGCGGGGAAAGTTGGGCGTATACTTATGGCTCTAACGTCCTTGCTGGTGACGACGGTAACGGCAGTATCTATTTCCTCAACCCGTTTCAAGATCAGGACGATAGTCCGGTCTACGGTTCTGCCGTACCTATTCCTTTCCGTAGAGAGGTTTACGGTCAACTCCCCTTCAGGAGCTATAAGAAAATGCCGTGTTACGGTGTACAAATCCAAGCCAGCATTGGTGAACAGACGGATACGGCCATCGATGGTGTGGACCTTTACGTTTCAGACGACAGAGGCCAGACCTACCAAGACTGCGGCACGATCAACATCACTCCCGGAGACATCGACGCCCGTCTGTACTGGCGCTCACTCGGAAGTATGAAAGCTCCCGGTCGTATCTTCAAGACTGTAGACTACGGCGCACTCAAACGTATCGATAGTATGGAGATGCTTGATGGCTCAGGCAAGTAATGACCCCGCAGCTAATCCAGTAACTCCTATCCAACCTCTTCAGCAGAGGTTTCCTATTGTAGACCAACAGGGTAACGCCTCTGACTATTTCATGAGGTACATCCTCAACCACTCCGGTCAGATCACAAGCAATACCAACGACATCTCAGGTTTTCAAACCCAGATCACGGCGTTGCAGAATTCAGAGTTTGTCGGAGTAGACGGTGTAAGCATTACTCCGAGTAGTGGCCTTCTCTCCGACGCCCCTATTAGCATCGGCCTTACAGAGACTGGTGTCGCGGCAGGTTCGTACACAGGAGCTAACATCACTGTCGATGCCTACGGTCGTATCACGGCAGCATCAAACGGTTCTGGAGGCGGGGGTTCTACTCCTGTGGTTCGTTCGACAAATATTACATCATTCCATTTATCTAATGTTAATTCAATCACATTACCTGTGGGTACAGTAGTTAATGATGTTGTCGTTATTTTAACGTCGTCTGACTGGCAAGTGTCATCAATACCAACAGGCTGGACACAGCTTGATATACAAATTGGATCAAACACAAACGGCGCTGTTTACGCTAAAGAAATGACGAGTGCTGACATAACCGCAGGTTTGGTTACGTTGAATTATGGCGGATCAAATGATGGTGTAATTGCCGCAGTAACTATTGAGGGACCTACAGTCGGAGGCGTTCAAGGAATTACAAGTTATCGTGGAGGCGGTGGAGGCCTTTCGACACTCAATGTATCTTCGTCCCTTTTTTCATCGTCGAATTTAGTTTTGGGATTTGCAGGAAGTCAAGCCGCAGGCTCTACAAATAGTTTTGGATTAGGTACGACACTTCAAAGTATTGCTGTGAATGAGTCGGGTTCAATATCTAACCTTACAGTAGGTAAAATTGGGTATAGCGACGTTGTGTCTTTTTCAAATCCCGGATCGGGGTATTATGTAGCTATCGTGGGTTTCAAAACCTAACCTGCTTGACGGTGCGACATACTCTGTTACTTTGCTATAAGGGCTGGCTAATGTCTGTAGAACGTACAAAAGACTTCGCTGTCATAGATGAAGCCATCGATAAGTATCGAGGCATGGCTGGTGATGGAGACTTGCAGGAATGGATCGACACGGAGGGCAACCTCGCCTTTGTTGACGACCTCGGCAATGTAGGTATCCTCCACAAGGCTGACGACGGTCCTAAGGGGTTGTATGAAGCCCACATCTTCTTCAAGTCTCGGGGCCGAGAGGCCATACAGAGAGCCGTACAGATGATGTCTTTCGGGTTCAACGAGACAGACTGTCTTTGTATGAGAGGGTACACACCTCTAGATAACAAAGCTGCCAGATGGATGAACCGACAACTGGGATATACCTCGTACGGTATCCTGTCACAACTTAACCCTCCTTGCGAATTGTTCATTGTGACTAAGCAAGAGTTCCACAAAAGATTCGGAGCAATGCATGAGTAACTTCCTCGGAGGCAATTCCAGTCAATCCTCGAACAACCAGAACTTCGGAGCTGCTTCCAGTGGTCTTGGAAGTACGGTAGGTCAGACCGGTTCTGCTGCATCTGCGATCTCTGCCCTACTTGGTAACGGCGGAACGGCGGAGCAGCAACAGGCTTTCAACAACGCCAAGAACAGTTCAGGCTACAACTTCAATCTCCAGCAAGGTACGGACGCCATCACTGGCAACGCCGCAACTAATGGCCTTCTGAACTCTGGCAGCACTCTCAAAGCTGTATCTAACTACGGCCAGAACACAGCCAACAACTTCTTACAGCAGTATATCCAGAACCAGTCAGGTCTGGCAGGTCTCGGTATCCAAGCCAACAACTCTATCAACGGCGCTGGTCAGACCAGCAACGGATCGGGCAAACAAGGACTCGGATTGTAATGGCGGATTTTCTAACTTCACTAGGCAGTTCGATGGGAATGACCGGACCTGGCGGAATAATGGGAGGATTGGGGCAGATGCTCGGCAATTCTATTACGGGTCAAGGTCAAGGTCAAGGAGGAGGTCAAGGAGCACAAGCTCAGGCTCCTACTGTTCAGGTAGGGCAAGCCCAGTACACCAACCCTTTCCAGCCTGTTTCTCCTACTTCTAATGCCCAGACGGCAGTTCAGCCTGGAACAAATATGGCTCAACAGACTGCAACTAACTGGGCTAACAACTACATCCTGCCCTCGTACGGGACACCTATCAATACAGGTTCTGCATCTGGGTCCGTCTATCGTTAAGGAATAATGATGCCCGGTCTATTTGATACAATTGCTGGTGTCGCTCCTTCGTTGAACGCACCCCTCTATAACACATCTCTTGCCGACCCCTCTCTGGGGA